CGGTCGTCCTGCGTCAGCGACGCCCCGCGACGATCGGCATTCCATGCACCCTTCGTGCCTTCCCCGTTACAGGGACGGTGACGCAGGGCCATCCTCAACCCGAAGGAACCCAGAGGCGCGAACGCGTACGGTATTACGAGGAACAGAGCAAAGCCAGCCGCAGCCACTACGCGGGTCTAACATGTTACTGCCGAACACAACCGGCCAGAAACGATGGGGAACCCATCCCTATTCGCTCGCTGCCCGCGAATCCAAGGCCTGGCGCCAAGGATCCAGCAAAGCGAGCCCCCTCTCTTCTTCCTCCGATACGAACTCCGCAGGAACGAAGTAAACATCGGGCTTCTTTACCCCAAGGAAGCATGACTTCGGCCCCGTCCAGCCGACAAAACTGAGACGAGACTTACAGGGCTGGGCCCTGTAAAGGTATGTCCGACGTACACTCCCGCAAGACGGAGAGTACACGTCCCTCTTCCTCCCATTCCTGCCGTGCTCCCAAAAGAAGCTCCGTAAAGCTTCAGCTTCAACGGCAGTAGGCTCACCCCTCATGAGTCTAAGCCTTTCGTCTTTGACATCGTTCTGTCCGCTAGGGAGCGGGGTTGTCAAACGAAGACGAAAGCCCATCATTCTCTTATATGACGGGTAGGTCCAATGACCTAGCTGAGTAGGGAGGAAACCCCAGCGACGACCAATTCGCGCCCTCTGGTACGCGTCCACAAAAGGGACACTACAGCACACGGCCTCAGCCATGTGAAGCATGCCCTCGTAATCGGTCGTCGCTCCCCCTCTCCTGAGATGGCGTACGACACGCCATTTCCCTCTGCATAACAAGAAAGCAGTAGAGTTGACCTCAACTACATTCTTGGCACGAATTGTCTTGTCGTCATTGAGTCGGTACCCAGAAGGGTAGTCTTGCATGGCGACAGCTCGTTCGGCCGAGATGACACAGTCGTCACCGTTAACGAGTATTCGTGCATCTTCACAATCCCTTGTTGCCCAGCGGGCCGCAAGGAAACTGTGAAGACAAAGCAGAGGAAAAGAGAGGTAGGCCCCCATCATCTGTCCGTGTCTTACTCTCCTCAACACCCCCCCGGAATCCCGAAAAACGGGACCAAGAGAGTTGTACGCCAACGAACGTACACTCCGGGGTATCTTCACCGAAGTGAAGAAAAGGGCATCGAGAACAGCACAACTTACGTCGTGCGAGAGTCCGTCAGTCGCAGCCACCAGATCGACAGAGGTCTGGTACTCGTTGACACAAATAGATGACATCCGTTCTTCGGTCGGAGGACCGCAAAGAACCCAGCTCTTGTGGCACAGCTTCCTGTAAAGGAGCTTGTGAAGCGGCGCCAAAACATCTACATTCTCATCGAAAATGAGAAGCGGACGCTTCTTTCCAGCTGACTGGACTTCTTTGTAGCGTGCCATGAAGGGCGGAACAACTTCTTGTTCGTCCATGCACATGCTAAAGAATTCTCCCCTTCGACCAGCCCAGAGGTGGTCGGCCCTCGACAAAAGAGGAAGGCGCGAGGAGGCATTAGGAAGATGGTTCCCGACGAAGGAACTATAATCCCAATCCCACCCAGAAGGGAAGTTACGGCTAACCTCAGCTTTGACAAAGCGAAGGTAGTCGTCGGATGTAGGGGGCGGTTCTGAGAGTACGGATGCTTCCCAAGCACCACGTACTGACGGAGTGTGCCGGCGACAACCAGGTGGAAGGTTGCGCTTGATTGACGCAACGCTGTGAGCAAGCTCCCAGCGCCACATTCGGCACAGTCTCTGCAAGTCACAGAGGCCATTCTTTCCAAGTCGCTGGCGACGAGGAAAAGCTACAGAGGTCCGCTCCTTACCCTGTAGCAAAAGAAAAGAGAGGAAACGTCCTAGGGACGATGGGTCGCAATCCGGAAGTTCAGAATATGGCAAGCCATATCTAACCCGAAGCAAAAGCAACCCATTGTGGATCGTTTCCTTGGTGTCACGCCCAGCCCTAGAGCAAACGTGGCACCGCTTAACCCGTGAACCGCAGGCGGAATTATCACGGGGACTCCTTACGGGAGTCAATCGGCTACTTGTCGAAGCAAGACCAGCACCGGCGCGTCGTGAGACAGCCAGGAGTGTTGGAATCC